AAGGGGTGGAGACTGGTCAGTAGCCCAGGTTTTGGACGCACAGAAGCGCCAAGTGGCTGTTTTCCGTGCTCATATACATCCAGACTACTTTGCAACCGTGCTTTACCACCTAGGGATGTACTACAACACAGCAAAGATCGTCCCTGAGAACAACAACCATGGTATTTTGACCTGTACGAGGCTTGCTAAGGACCTTGGATACCCAAATGTCTACATGACATCTGACGTAGACAAGATCACGGAGAAGGAAACCTTCAAAATCGGTTTCTCTACCACCGTCAAGACCAAACCTTTGATCATTGACCAACTTAGAGCCGCTCTCCGTGAGCGGGAAATTGAACTAGTAGACAAAATCACCATCCGTGAGTTGATGACTTACGTTGCAACAGAGACAGGCGGCATGGAAGCCGAGGCTGGCTGTTTTGATGACTGCGTTATGTCGTTGGCTCTTGCGAATCACGTTCACGAAGGCCGTTACACACCAATTCTTGTTACTGACGACTTTTATTTCGAGGCACTTTAATGGCAGAATCCAGATTCAAACCTATTTCAGAAGACGAGTTGGCTTCTGTCGTTGACCGTCAGATTCGTCAATCAGTTGGCTACTATGACTCCAAGCTCAGTAAAGAGCGACAGGATGTCATTGACTACTACAATGGCGTAAAGCCCAAGCCTGTTCACTCTGGCAACTCCAAGTATGTCTCAATGGATGTCTATGACTCCGTAGAGAGCATGAAGGCAGTCCTGCTGGAGACCTTTGCTGCTGGTAACAGGACCGTTGGGTTTGAACCCCAGGGTGAAGATGACATCCAGTTGGCTACCACAGCCACCGAATACTGTGACTATGTGTTCTTCAGGCAGAATGACGGCTACCAGATCCAATCCACGGTCATCCAAGACGGTCTTATGGCCCGTGTTGGTGTGGCTAAGATTTACTGGGAGGAAGTCATTGAGGAGGTGGAGGAGGAGTTCTCACACCTGACTGCTGATGAAGCAGATATGCTCCTAGCGGCTCCTGATGTTGATAAAGTCAAGGTCAAACTCAATGAGGAGTCTGGCTTCTTCGATGGCGAACTGACCCGCATGGTCAACAAGAGCCAAGTGAGGATTGATGTTATCCCTCCAGAAGAGTTCCTGATCACCCCTCAGAGCAAGAGCATTGAAGAGGCTCCGTTTGTCGCTCACCGAACCAAGAAGACCTTTGCTGACCTGATTGCCGAAGGGTATGACAAGAAGCTGGTCGAAAAGATCGGCGCTGAGGATCAGTCTGAGTTGTCCTTGGACCCTGAGGTGCTGGCTCGCTTTGAGCAGATCGGTGCAGACCGTCTGAACATGGATGGTGAGGTTCAGGAGCAAAGTAAGTATGTCATCGTCTATGAGTGCTACACGCGCCTGGACATGGATGGCTCTGGTGAGACCAAACTCTACAAAATCGTAAAGTGTGGTAATGTGGTCCTCGATAAAGAGGAAGTGGACCGTAAGCCTTTTATTGCTTTCGTCCCCCTGCCCACCCCCCACTCCTTCTACGGTAGCAACTTTGCTGCCCGTGTGATTCCCACGCAGAACGCCCGTACCGTGTTGGTGCGTGGTATTCTTGATCACACAGTTACAACCAACAACCCCCGTTATCAGGTGGTCAAGGGTGCCCTAACCAACCCCAAGGAACTCATTGAGAACCGTATTGGTGGTCTGGTCAATGTCACCCGTCCTGATGGCATCAGTCCTCTGGCACAGCCTTCCCTCAACCCCTTTGTCTTCCAGACCATTCAGTTGTTGGATGAGGACAAGGAGGAGGCAACAGGCGTTAGCCGTCTGTCCCAGGGTCTGAACAAGGATGCCGTATCCAAGCAGAACTCTCAGGCGCTCGTAGAGAACCTCGTGTCCCTCTCGATGCAGCGTGAGAAGATCATTGCTCGCAACTTCGCTAACCAGTTCCTCAAGCCTCTCTACATGGAGATCTACCGTCTTGCGGTAGCCCATGAGCAGGCTGAGAAGGTCATCAAGATTGGTGGTTCATTCCAGCGGGTTCTACCCTCTGAGTGGGCTGACCGTAGTGATGTCACCGTGGAACTTAAGTTGGGCTATGGGGAGCAGGAAAGAGAAGCAGGTAAGTATCTACAGATGCACCAACTGCTGTCCTCTGATCCTTCTATTGCTCCGATGTATGGGCCTGATAAGAAGTTCAACCTCCTCAAGACTGCCTTTGAGAAGTCTGGTGTCAAGAATGTTATTGACTACCTGACACCGCCTCAGCAGATCCCGCCGCCTCAACCTGATCCGATGCTGATGAAGCAGGTGGAACTTGAAGAGCGCAAGGTGGCAACCCTTGAGAAGCAGGCTGAGACCACGGCTACAAAGGTGCAGGTCAATGCAGAACTTGAGGCTATGCGCCTTGAGATGTCTCGCATGAAGGATATGTTCAAACAGATGATGTCTGAGCGTGATGCAGATCGCAAGGACTTCGATACTACCGCTCGTTATGCAATAGCCACCGAAGAGTTGGAAATGGCGAAGAACACCCCGCCTGAGCAGAAGAGTGCAATCATTTCACCTAATTCGTAACAAGGAGAGTGCATGACTAATGAAGAGTTGTTGCAGCGAGGTAATGCTGCCCAGCAGTTGCTTGACAATGATGCTTTTAGGCAGGTGACTAAAGAGTTGCTTGATTACTATATATCAGCAATCCTTGGGTCTACTCCAGCCGACAAAGAGAATCGAGAGAACGCCTATTTTTGTAGTCGTGCACTCCAAGACCTTATCTCCGTCCTGAATCAATGGTCGGCAGTCAAGGATCAAATTATTTCCAATACCGAGGAAGATTAACTAAATGGCAAAGTCAACTATCCGTAAGGACGTTGCGATCACTGAAGATACAGCACCGCAACTTCCGCTCAATTTTGATGAAAGCGATGCTGCTGATGCATTTTTGGACCGATGGAAGGAAGAGGGCAACGAAAGTTCACCCGAAGCCACAGAGGTAAAAGAAAAGACTCCTGAACCCCCTGCGGAAGAAGCGGAGCAGGAACAGGAGGAAGTAGCAGAGACTGAAGAAACTGCTGAAGACGACACGGACCCTGAAGAGGAATCCACGGAGACTGAGGAAGAGACCGAAGAAGAATCTGAAGAGGAAGATCAGGACGATAAGCCTGATGCTAAGAAGTCCCTCGATGATGACGCTGAGGTTGAAGTCAAGGTCAACGATGAGGTTCTTAAGGTATCCGTGAAGGATCTGAAGCGTCTCTACGGTCAGGAAGCTGCTTTGACCCGGAAGAGTCAAGAGGTAGCCGCCAAGCGTAAGGAGGTGGAGGCAACTGAGCAGGTACTAAGTGCTTCGTTACAGAAACTGTATGAGAAGGCTGCGACCCGTTGGGAACCGTACAGCAAGATCGATATGTTGGTAGCGAGTAAGCAGTTAGATGCTGATCAGTTTGCTGCTCTACGAGCCGAGGCGCAAGCGGCCTATGAGGACTTCCGGTTTATTTCTGAGGAGGCTCAGGCCTTCGTTAAACAGGCGCAAACCCAGCGTCAGGAACAGATGAAACAGGCGGCTCAAGAAGCCGTCAAGGTGCTTAAAGAGTCAATCCCAGGGTGGTCACAGTCTCTCTACGACAACATCCGTGAGTACGCCATTACGTCTGGCCTGGATTCCGATGTGGTCAACAACCTTGTTGATCCTGTAGCAATCCAGTTGCTTCACAAGGCGCGTCTCTATGATGAGAGCAAGAAGGTTGTCACTAAGAAGAAGGTGATGACACCCAAGAAGGTCGTGAAGACCACGGTATCCCCTGAGTCAGCCAAGGACCTATCTCCTAAGAAGGATGATGCGGTTCGTCGCTTGAGGGCTACTGGGGATGTCGATGATGCAGCAGAGTTGTTCTTGAGTCGTTGGTCATCTAATTAAATCCATTATCCAAAAGGAATTTTATAATGTCTCAATTTCGTACTTATGATCAGGTTGGTGAAAAAGAGGACATCTCTGATGTTATCTCCAACATTTCCCCCACCACCACTCCCTTCCAGTCTTTGATCAAGACTGAGCGTGTAAACAACACCCTGTACCAGTGGCAGGAAGATGCGCTTGCTGCTGTGGCTTCCAACGCACAGCTTGAGGGCTTCACCGCTTCTGATGTTGCTCTGACCGCCACCACGATGCGTCAGAACTACACGCAGATCATGGCGAAGACCATCAACATCTCTGCAACTGCTGACAGCGTTTCGACCTATGGTCGCGCCAAGGAAACCGCTTACCAGCTTTCGAAGAAATCTGCTGAGATCAAGCGTGAGTTTGAGTACCACCTCGTTGGTATTGCTCAGAACGCTAACGCTGGTGCTGCGGCTACTGCCCGTACCTTTGCTAACGCCTTCGGTACCTATGTTGGTGGCGATGCTGTCATTCACGCTGATGTTACCGTGACGACTGACAGCGATGCTGGTACTGCTGGCAACCAAGCTGGTCCTCTGACCGAAGCCAACCTGCTCTCCGTGAACCAGAAGCTCTATGAGCAGGGTTCTGAGGGTAAGTACATCATGGTCAAGCCTGCTGATGCGCTGATCATTGCTGGCTTTGCTGCTGCCTCTGGCCGTAACCGTGACTTCGGTGCTGGCAAGGGTATCGTGAATGCTGTTGACCTCTATGTGTCGCCCTTCGGTGAGCAGAAGGTCATCATCAATCGCTTCCTGAAGGCTAACGAGGCTTTGGTGTTCGATCCCGCCATGTGGTCCCTGGTGGTTCTTCGTCCCTTCACCCGTGAACTGCTTGCCAAGACCGGTGACAATGACCGTCACATGATCGTTGGTGAGTACAGCCTGAAGCACAAGAACGTCCGTGGCACGGGTCGTATCACGAACCTGACCGGTACCAACCCCACTCTCCCCTAATCATCGGTTAGGCGAGTAGTGTGAGTTCTGAGGGGGGCTTCGGCCCCTCTCTTTTTGCTTGGTTCTTTATAACCAACCCCCACAAGGGGGCAGCATTCCTTTAACTGTTTTGGTGGTTGGGGTCCTCTCCTTCTCCAGTCACCTCTTTTTATATGACTATGAATAAAGAAGACATCAAAGTTGATTTTGAAGACAACTCTGAAGGGTTGATCATCACCAAAACTCAGGACATCCCCCAGGAACACTTGG